TATCTCATGGTGCTTAGCAAATACTTTGACAGCTGAATTCTTATAGTAAATCATACCATAGTCTATCCCATCCCTTTCCATCTCTACATTAGCAGTATCTATCATGCTGAGGTATTGAGGAGTAAAGAGTTTAGACTTCTCAGCTACAGCATCAAATACAGGTATCCGATTTGATTGGACCAGGTACTCCATCACTCTATCCTTAATCTGAAACTCAGATACATGATTAATAAAATTCTCATTCTTAGTAATGAATACAAAGGTCTTAGTATTAGCTACAGGATAGTACTTATAGTACTGTAGATTCTCTAGGAATAGCTTGAATCGGTATGGTATTATCAATACATCACCCTTAAAATCATATTTCCAAAACTCATCTACTTTAATTACCTCCTTAATAGTCTGAATCTCTGACTCTATATTCTCTTTATTGTACTCTTTAAACTCCTCAAGTATTACAGCATCAGACTTACCACTTAGAACAAAGTTAATCAGCTTATCTTTTTTCTCCTTATCCTCAAATTGCTTAGTGTTAAAGTTAGCAGTCTTTTTGTAAGCAGAATTAATCAGAGCTAGTATCTCTACAGAACTAAAATCTTTCTGCTCAAATCCTATCAGATAATTCTGACAAGTCATTCTATCCACTCCAAAATCATTGAAAGCTGCTGCTAATTTATACAGTGAGCTGTTCCTGTTCTGACTGTTATACTTCTTTTTAAACCAAGTCATTAGCTTATTAGCTATCTCATCAGTATCTAAGACCTTAATGTTAGTAATACTACCCACCTCACTAGTCTCAAATGGGATAACATCATAGTCAATTATAAAATTCTCAGCATCTAAATTAACATAGATATCAGGATCATAAGACTCAAAGCAAGCTCTAGCAATATCTTTCCCTGATTCATCTACTCCATTGAATACTGCAGATATCTGCTTAAAATATTCTTTGTATTCTTTGTCATCCTGTACTATTGGTATTTTGACTAGAGCTTTCACTCCATTGCCTGATGGTGATGTCCAGCAGGAGAAGATAGATTTGTGAGCTTTCAGTTCTACAATCAGAGCAGGTATATCCTGCACATCATCAAAGTCTAAAGTCAGTAAACCTGATGCCTTTCTTAGAGATGCATTATTTCTCTTACTGAAATCACCTCCAAAGGTAACAACAGGCAGCTGCATCTTAATGGCTTTTCTTTCCTCTTTATCAGTAGAGAATCTAAGGTCCTTACATAACTGCTCAGACTTGCCATTCTTAATCCTATCTAGGTAGAATCCTACATCCTTATTCTGATAAGGTGATACATCCTTAATTGATTTGTAAAAAGTTACTTTCATAGTATAAATAAAAAGTGAGAGTCCCTGCTTAACACAACCGCCAGGAGGAATTGCAGGGATTTATACTCTCTAATGTTTTTTATCATGGCGATTATGTTGTTTGCAAATGTAATAATTTAATTTATAATTGATACTAAAGTGCAAAAATAATTTTTTTGTGCTGTTTTGTGCTATTATTTGTGCTGTCTTAACTCCTATTGTTATTGGGCTGTAGAAGATTAGAACGAAAAAACACTTTTTTTTCCCAAAAACTGTTCACCCCCCAATATGAAAATAAATTTTTTTTTTATTAAAAATATATTGTAAATAAAAATATATATATTATAGAGTATAGGGATGTGAATTGTACTTTCGTTCTAATTCTCTACAAGTCAATATCAGTAAGGAAATTATACAGCACAAAAAAAGCTCCGAAGAGCTAATTTAATTTTTGTAATGCACTGACTAGTTCATTTATGGTCATGTAATCTTTAAAGTTACTAACTAGATCATATTCATAAGGTATCTTTAACAGTACACTAATATCATTCTGAGTCTCTTTAGCCTTTACTCTATACTTCCCCTCATAATCACATCCTTTAGATGCTGCTATAATGGGTGCTATCTCTTCTGCATAGACAGGATCTTTTAGTTTAATCCATCTTTTGTGCATTCTGATACCATAAAGAGCTGCACAGTGCTTAAGTCCAAACAGGTGAGCTGTATCTTTTAGAGTCATTTGACATTTGTGCAGTCTATACATACAATAAAATCTTTTATATACATACTGTCTTTTTCTGCTGTGAGCAGATAGATTATACTTTGCAATCTGCTCTTTAATAAATTCTACTTCGTTCATTTTTTTATTTATTTAATTTATATTCTTGTTTTAATCTCTCAAGGTATAGAACAAAGTCCATTGCCTCCTCCTGTGCGTGTTGTAACCATTCTAATGTGCTTAAATCTGTTCTTTCAAGTGTAGTATTATATTTTTTAATACCTGTCTCTGATCTTTTCTTAAAACTTTCTAAAACACTTAATACAATTTTATCATTCATACCTCTTCAATTAATAGAATTAAGTCATCATTCTTCTGTATGAGCTGCTTAACATGATCAGCATCATATGCCTCCACTATCCTGGTCACTAACTTTACAGGACCATTCCAATAATCAAAGGTCTTAAATACTACTTTATATCTCTTCATTGTCATTGTTTTTAATTGGCACATCTAAGCCGTACATCAAGTCAAACATTGCAAAATCTCTGTTAGCATTTCTCTTGCTACCCTCATAATTCTGAAAGTACCATTCTCTGAATTGTAGGTATTTTTGGTGAGTGTAATCACCATTAGCTATTTCATCCTGGACCTCTCTAGCTAGCTGTGTGAACTCAGTCATTTGATTTATTGTTTATGACTTGTAAATATCTCAGGTAAAGAGGCAGATTAAATCCACCTCTTATCTCATCTGATGTTCTCCTACTATTCCAAAATTTTATAATTGCGTTGAATGTCATAGCTTAGATTTAAGTAGGTTAAGATTTGCATCACTTAGAATAAACAGGGACATATCTCCATCATCAGTCTCTGTAGCATCATAGGTAAATGGCTCAATAGTGCCTGCTATGTATACATCACTATCATAGTCAGTAGTCCAATTAGAAATGTATTGATTGCCATTTTTGTATAGGTCTATAAAGTTCATAATATAAATTCTAAAAAAGTGAATAAAAATAAGATTGATAATGTTGCAGATATTACTATGACAAATGCCTTAGCAATAGCTATTTGCTCAGCTCCTACAGGAGTGAAATAATTAATTAGTTTTTTCATTGATTCTATTCATTTGGTTAAATAAATTCTCAATTTCCTGTAACTGCTCTTTGTTTAAAAATGTAGTTAAGGTCTGAATAATTAAATGCAGTTGATTTGTGTTTAGCTTATCCTCCTGCTGTTGTACTTCTAAATAATCTAAGATTTCATTAAATGTTTTCATGTGTAAAAGTTTTTATTGTTGATAACTATACGCCAAAGATAGTATAAAGTTTTATAACTGCAATAAAAAAGTATAATTTATATTCATTCTAAATAAGGATAAGGGCAAATAGCACCCTTAAACACATAACGAGAGTAATTTTTACTTAATAGTGAGGTCGCAATTTGCGACTGCAACCACTTAGCAGAAATACCGTCAGGTTAAAACCTTAAAACCTTTGCTATTATTAAGTTTATAGCCTTAAAAAATATTGTTTATTAGTTAAAAAACGGGACAAATCTAAAGTATTACTTTGGAATTACATTGCAAATACATAGTTAATCGGAACTATACCTATTATGTAAAGCATATCTTACAAAAGCATTGTTATTTGTAAACTTTATTTAGTGTTATGTGTAAAATAAAAAAAGCATCTGCGTGCTGGGGAGCTTACAAATGCTTTCTTTAACATGGAAACAAGTGCTAAGTTAATGTTTATATTTGAATTTCAAAAATTCTATGTAAGTTTTATTATTTATTTTATAGTGCTTTCTGCAATCCTTACACAATAGCCAATGATGGATAGTACCTCCTGCAGTTACTACCTGTTTATTATATCTCACATTATAGTTACTACATTCAGGACAGCAATACTTCTCATCTCCCTCCATTACAGCATAATGAGTAGATGGAGTAGTGTAGGAATTGAGTTTATTGAATACAGCTTCTAGGACAGTGACATCCATCTTACAATAGTCTACCATCTTATTCATTGCCTGCTGATCTTTCTTAAATACTATATCTTTCCACAGGTCTAGTCCTCCTGTATCCATCTTTTGACCTACTCCAAGATATTTTGCTATATAGTCTAATTTATTAGAGTTAAAATTAAAGTATCTTTTAGCCCATTTAAGAGTATCTATAGTCTTAGGTGAGGGCATTACATCAAGTCCATGTATTATGGCTCTTGTGCGTAACCATTTGAGGTCAAATCTATCCCCATTATGAGCTACAATTTCATCAGCTTGAGCCATAACTTTAAGGAATGCTTTAATCATTGCCTTATCTGACTGCTTTTTATCCCAAGTTAGAAAGTGTATATCATCCTCATGCTCCCATTTATAGCAGATGCAGATAATAGCTCTCTCATGAATAATATCACCTGGATTGATTGTAAGATTATATCCTGATCGCCAAAATATACCAACATTGAATGATGTCTCAATGTCAAAAAACAGTCTTTTTCTTACCATAGATGGTGTAAACTTAGAACAAATACTTTTCTCTCGCAAATTTAAAGAGATATGATAGCAGTAAGCCTATGCCTACCCCTACAAATAACAGGTTCAGATTGCCTCTAGTTCTAGGTCTTGTGGCTTTAGCCTGTGCTTTCTCAACTATCCTATCTTTGTAGATAGTTTTTATTTTAAGTTTATATTCTCGCTTCAATTCTATTTTTGTCTTAGGGACATAGACTGATTTATACTTTATAATAGTATCCTTAGTAGTTATAAACTTCTCCCAAACTATGCTATCATGAATGATAACAGGGATAGAATCTAAAGTTGTGATTCTGATAGTATCTCCTGTCTCCTCACATTTATAGCCTTTCTTAATTGCTTTATTCAAATGGTATTGTGCAGAGCAGCTGCTGAGTAGTAATATTATGGCTAAGTATCTCATCATTCTTTTATTTCAAAGTGCATCCAATCATAGTTCTTCTCTCTGCCTAGAGATATAAAACCATGCTTGTAGAAAATATCTATCATTGCCTTATACTCAGGTCTTGCAAATCTTGCAGTTTTCGATGATTCTTTGAGTAGATTTCTAGCAGGATCTAAGTCTATTGCTATCCCCCATGAGTGCATGGATAGTGCTGTACCTCCCCTCATCTTTCTATAGTTAAAGCATCCACCGAATAGGTCTATCCCTAACTCCTTAATCTTCTCGTATCCATACTCAGATAAAAGCTCATTGAATACAGCAGTAAAGTTATCAGCTACTAACTTATGGCACATCATAGTATTAACAGTGCTATCTAAGTCCCAAGCAATACGCATAGGATAAGGTAGCTTAATCTTTACTAAATATCCTGCACCTGTTACATTAGCAGTACCATATTTAGAGGTAAGTTCCCATCTAGTCATTTCAATTTGTTTAGGTCCTCTTTAACTTCTTTGGCTCTAGCAAATAATGCCTTTCCACTTTGCCATAGGTCCAAATGGTAGATTTGCTTGTATGACTCATTAATTGACATTACCTCTATACTAGATAGCACTAATGCCACTACTTTGGTAAGCATAAATGGTACACTAAAAAAAGTTAGTATGATGTCATTTAGTATGAATTTGTCTATCAAAAAGAACATAATCACAGTGATTTCATACAGTGCTAGCTTGCTGATTATAGATGACAGCTTTCTGCTAGTTATTTTCTCCCCTAACTTCTTAGCTTTCCATATACCTGTAATAGTATCAATGCATATTAATACTCCTATCATTAGCAGTATCCCACTTATTGGTAAAAAGAATGCAAAGCATATAGATATAAGAGTCAAAAGTTCTGATTGTATTGATATTAGTAATAGTGATAGTTGTGCTTTCATTCTTCTCCCTCCATTTGTAATGCTAGAATAAAAGTAAGATATCCTATTATACTAGCTCCTGCTAGCTTAAGATATAGAGCAGGCTCAAATAGTAATGATATGCCTGTTAAGTATCCTAAACTGAATACTATTATAGATAAGACTCCTGAGTGCTTCATAGTATTAAGATTGAATTATTGTAACCATTGTTACCTGCACCTCCACAAAGACCATTGCATTCTAGCAAGCCATTAGAGTAACAGCCACATCCATCTATCATAGGTCTAAGGTCAGTATCTCTGTTAGTTGTACCGGTGAATATTGGATATAAAGCTCTGTTCTTAAGTAAGTATCTTATCAATCTCTGCTCAAAAAATGCAGCCTTTTGTGCATAGTGTTCCATACTGAATGCTATAGTACCTCTATCTACAGATGCTGAGTTATCTCCAAACTGAGTCTGCAATCCTTTGTTCTTTAGCTGTAGAGATAGACCAAATACAGCATCTTCAGCAGCTCTCCATGCTATAATAGGCTGTATGAATGTAACTAAAGTTTCCTCATCAGGATCTAATGTCTGAGCATTGTACTTAGTAAGCAAGTCATTATAGAATGTAGTGCCTAAGATAGGCATGATTCTTAGCTGAGCTTGAGTAGCTAAGTAGGGAGTGACATTATTTACATCTACATTTGCTGTTATAGGTGTGTTATTCTTTAGATAAGTTTCTGTTATAAAGTATAGCATCAGATTGTTGGTGTTGGTGTATCATTCAATGGAGGCAAAGATGCTAAGGCTCTAATTTCATTCTTAGACATATTTTCTAATACTTTAGCAGCTATTGTAGGATTCAATGTATTAAGTGCATCATTAGTCTTAGATGGATCTCCCTCAAGCTCTACTATTGCCTCGTTTATAATTTGATAATTATTGATTGTGAAATCTGCATCTATCTTAGCTATGAATAGTAACTCATTAAAGATATCTGCTACCATCTCTCTCAATGGCATAACAACATTCTTTTCAAATATGATGTAAGCCTGCTTAATATCTGAGCCATTACCTAATGATCCTGTAGTTCTGATTCCCATAAGTATAGGATCTATAGTGTGAGAGAAGCAAATCTGCTCAGTATTCAGCTGTGATGCCTCCTGGAATAGTTTATCATTACCATTAGTAGGTAGTGACTCTATCTTTGGTAGTTGGTCCTGTGAATTAGCAAAGAATGCCACAGCTTTACCTGCATTAGCAGCACCTTTCAATCTATCAATAGTATTTCTTATCATGTTCTTCTCCTCCTCACTTTGAGGCCTCTTAGGGAACATCATAGCAAAGCTAGGGAATACTGAATTTTGGATATTGCTTTTAGCAAAGTAGCTAAGTTCACCTGATAAGAAAGCAAAGTTTAGAGCTGAGGTGTACTGAGGTAATGGATAGAAATCCTGCCCAATACATTCTACTTCATATACAAATAGTTGCTCATAATCTCTACAGGTAGGAGTATATCTCCTTATCTCCTGTACTCCAATCCTAGATGACCAATCATCACAGATATAATATCTCTTACGGTCTAAGTTTACTCTAAGTTTTTCAGGGGATAGATTGACAATCTTTGTGAGCTTCATTTTGTCATCAAAGCACAGCTTAAAATAAACTCTATTGTGCAGTATCAGTTGCTGAGTTACAGCAGGTACTACTTTTTTTATGTTTAATTTTCTCTCTAATGTATATAGCTCTAGCTTATCCTGTGGAGTTAGTCTATCTGCTACTATATTAAATCCACCTCCTACAGCTGCATTCACTTTATACCCTACAATAGAGCCATGTAATGGACTAGAATAGAATATCTGATTGAGTAGCTCAGGAAATAAATTGTCCTGCCCAAATGGTATATATCCATTAGTCTGATTCCTACCATTTACATAGGGCAAAGTTAAATTTGCACCTCCAACCTTAAGGAATGGAGTAGAGAATGACTGATAACCCTCTACTATTTCATGCTTTACTGTTTTAAAAAAATCTTTTAATGCCATAATTATTCGTAAATTGATGAGACTATTGGGCCTGATACTACCATCCTGCCCTCTTCAATCACAACTCCTGTAGAGTTAGCAATAGTTGGAGGTGTGGTATATGACTCATAGATTTGATATGTATACTGTCCTTTTACTAGTTCCAAATCTACAGGCTCATCCAATAGAAACTGATTGAATCTTTCAGGATAAGCTGAGCTATCAGCAGTGTAGAATGTAATAGGTGCAGACAGCTTGTCCATTTCATTCTGAAAAACAAATAAATAATAAGGATTAGGTATATTACTTACCTCTGTTAGGGTAAGGATTATTTGATTGACCTCATCTTTTTTAATGTATATCATATAACTATATTATACTAAGGTCAAAAAATGTTTAAAAAAAAAGCTCTACAATATGCAGAGCTTTAATTATTAGGGTGTTAAATCTTATGTATTAGCAGCAATTTGACTAGAATTTATCTCCCAAGCCAAGTGGTCTGACTCCGCAATTAATGTAACGGAATATTTAGAACCATCAGCACGAGCTGTACCTGATCCCTCACCTACTGCAGATAATTGTAGATCTTCAAAGTACCAATACTTATCATTAGCATCTTGAACGATAGCAGATAAAAACTGCTGACCTGCTCCAAGTACATTGATAGCCTCTGACTTATCCTTATCTCTTCTTGAGAACATAAGAGTAATAGTCTGAGTAACAAATGTAGAGCCATTGATTAGATCTACTGCAGTCTCTTCTGTGAAACTACCTGTATTTCTATTGATTTCAAATGCTGTATAAATTGGGCTAGATGTTAGAGTAGTTACTTCCCATCCTGTAGGAGTAGCAGCAGTAACATTTACTTGCTCATTTAACCATATAAATTTAATACCTCCTGAGTTATTATCACAGGATTTAGTTATTGTTTGTAATGCTTCACAGCTCATCTTGTATGTTTTAAGTAAAGGGAGCTTTCACTCCCTTAGATTTATAAATTAGTTAATTAAGATGCTGAATTGTAGAATACAATTTCGTTACCATTAACATGAGTAAATCCTACTTTCATATTTGCACGAGTTCTGATTACAGGCTCAGCTACAGTATCAGCTAAATTGATAGCTCGTAATGCTTTACCATCACCTTCAGCATCAAATGCATAAATGAAATTAGAACGAGGTGAAGCTACGATTGTAGATAGACCAAGCATTCCAGGACAAAGTACCATCTTAATTCCTAAGTAAGTAAAGTCTAGAGCTTGTGTTAAGTTAGCTTGTGTATTAGATGCAGCAACAGCAGCACGATAAGCAGTAGCTACAGGTGAAGATACATATAATCTTAACTCCTCTTGATTAGCAATTACAGCAGCAGGAATTGCAGCATAAACTAAAGCCAATTTAGCAAGTACATTAGATGGTGTGATAGCTACAGGAGATCCTATTTCAATTACATTAGCTGAATCAGCTTCTAAAGACTTTTTATATCCATCACATAAAGCTAAAGCAGCAGTCTCTGATTCAGTATCACCTGACCATCGTAATTTCTCAATGTTCTCAGCGATTGTCTTAGACATCTCGTTCCAATAATAATCCATGAAAGATGCTACAGAGAAATCTCCGTTTGATCCTTTAGTCATTTGTAAAGATACAAAAGACTGCTCTAATTGGAATTGGCAAATCTCAGCCATTGCAGACAATCCACAAACATCAATCTCTACAGATGCAAGTTCATCAGTTGAAGAGTTCCATCCACAGTTCTCAGCTTGTAAAACTTGACCAAATACTACATTTGAGATTTTAGTCTTATACTTTACTCCTGGTAGTGTACGATAGTTGTCTACTACTTCCTCATTCAAATAAGCTCGGCTATAAAATGCCTCACTGTTAGCTTGTAATAATGCAGATGCATCAATGTCCAAGTCAAATTTTAATTTTCTACTCATTTTTTTTGTTTTTATTTATTAGTTATTGTTTAAAAATTTACTTACCATGCAGAATTTATCATGCTGTGATAACTTAGTAGCTTCTACTTCCACTACTTCCTCACCTTCAGACATTACTTCCTCCATATGATTTCTTAAATCAGCTATCATTGCAATGATTGCATTGATTTGCTCATCAATTACAGGTTGTACTATAGCCAAAATAGCTTCAGCATCAGCAGCAGGATCTATAGCCATCTCTTCTGTGGCAGGTGTCTCTGTAACTACTTCCTCTTCTACTACTGTCTCTAGTGCAATCTCTTCTGTCATTGCTTCTTCTTCAACAACAGGTGCATCTTTTATCTCAGTAACTTCTCCATCAACAACGATGTAGATCTTACCCTCGATTAGATGTTCTCCATCAGGTAACTTCATACTATATTTATTATTTAATTGATTACTTAGTTTTAAGCCTAGAAATCCCTCAATAGAGAATCCTATCTGCTCATTCTTTACTAGCTCATTATAGTAATCTTTATCAGTTACCTGAGCTGTTACCATTAATGTGCCTTTAGGTACTTCAATACCATAGCTAGAGTAGGCTTTGTCTTTCTTAGGATCTTCTACTATCCATGCCTCAAGTACATAAGCAGGTACAGTCTTATCAGTATCATGCTCTAGGTTAAAGACATTCCTATTAGATAAATCTTTCATGAATTTAGAATGTATGTTTTCTATGGTCTCAACTGAGAACTGTACATAGTACTCATCACCATCCTCATCATTCCTATAGATTTCCATAGGTATCATGGCAGGAGCTACTACTCTATACTTTAAGTCATCTGAGAAAAACAATTTCTTATGCTCATCAAATGCTAGACCTTTGGTAATAATGGCAGGAGTTGAGGTGAAAGCTATTTGCTCAATCCCTAACTCTTCACCATCTGAATACTCAGGCTCTATAGTAATTTTATAGATTGGTATGTCTTTTGTCATAACTATATTATATTTTTTTTATATTTGTTCAAAAATTAGAAATTATGATAAAATTATTCGGCAAAGAAATCCCATCTAAGATGGATGAATTAACATTAGAGCAGTTCCAAAAGATATCTGCTATCCATAACAGTGATGAGTATGATACTCTTGAGAAACATTGTAAAGTCTTTGAGTATCTAGGTATAACTGAGGAGGAGATGGATGTAGACTTTGACCTGTTCTTAGCTAATGTTAAAGAGTTTAATAATAATAACTATGATAAGAAAGATCCTGTAGAAGAGATAGAGATAGATGGCTATATCTATAGAGCTGAGATGAAGCTCTCAGTGAAAGATAGTAGGATTGTTGAAAAGATTGTTAAAAAAGATAATAAAGAATATATATCAGACATCATGGCTCTAATGTTTAAACGAACTGACCTATCCAATACTGAGCATTATGATCCTGCACATCTCAAGCACAAAGCTAAACTATTCAGCAAGCTCAAAGCAGATATCTCTATCCCTTACCTTACCTTTGTAACTTATAAAATAACTAACCATGCAGAATCTCAAGCTCCCAAAGAATTGGAATCAGATATCAGT